TTCTTTACAAACGGATATTTTAACATTAGTAGCTATGGATACTGGAAACGTATTCTTAGTATCATCTAAAAAGTTTATATAATATGAGTTTATTCAAACCATTTACTTATTTTGCTACATCAGCATTATCAACTGTATCTACTGCTATTGAGTATTTAGTAGTAGCCGGTGGTGGCGGAGGCGGTAGTAACGATAGAGGTGGAGGGGGTGGTGCCGGTGGTTTATTATCCGGTTCATTTACTCCAGCCGTTATAACTTATGTAATTAAAGTAGGAGGAGGAGGAGCTAGAGGAGTACAAGGAGTAACTTCATCGATAGACCAAACTTATGTATCATTAGGTGGAGGTTTTGGCGCATGTTATACAGGTACACCTAAGATTGGAGGTAATGGTGGTAGTGGGGGCGGTGCATCAGATGCTACTGGTTCTGCAGCTATGACAACACCTGGTACTGGTTCTTATGGTCCACCAATACAGGGTTATCCTGGTGGTAATGGATTTTATAAAGCATCAGGACCGCAAGTTTTAAACTGTGGAGGAGGTGGAGGAGCTTCACAAACAGGTTCAAACGCAGTACAATCACCAACATTAGGTAGCGCTGGTGGTAATGGTTTACAATCAGCAATTAGAGGTACATTAGTTTATTATGCTGGTGGAGGTGGAGGTTGTAGAGAATATCAAACAGGTACAACTACAGCTGCAACAGGTGGATTAGGTGGAGGTGGTAATGGTGGATTTAGTTCTGGTGTACCTAACTTAAACAACTCAACTGCTGGTGCAGTTAATACTGGAGGTGGAGGTGGAGGTTCTCCTTGGGGTGGTTCATCGTTTGGTTCAGCTGGTGGTAGTGGTATAGTAGTATTAAGATATGCTGGAACTGCTAAAGGAACTGGAGGACAAATTACAACTGATGGAGCATTTACTGTTCACTCATTTACAGCATCTGGAAACTTTGTGTATACTGGATAAAATTAAAAATAAAGTAAATTATGGCACATTTTGCACGAATAGACGAAAACAATATAGTACAAGAAGTACTAGTAGTAGATAACTCATTAGAACATACAGGTGAGGATTATCTAGCCAATGTATTAGGATTTGGTGGTAGATGGATACAAACATCTTATAATGGTACTATCAGAAAGCAATATGCTGGAGCTGGCTATTATTATGATGAAACAAAAGATATATTCATTTCACCACAGCCATATCCAAGTTGGCAATTAAATGAAAACAATGATTGGAAAGCGCCAGTTGAAAGAACTGATGAATTAAGCTATTGGGATGAAGATACATTAAGTTGGATAACACCATCAAATTAATAATATGCCAACAGTAGGAACACAATTTTATGTAGGAAATCAATTAGTTAATATTCCTTTTTTGGGAAATATACCAGTTGCATTTAATCCATATCTTTATACAATACCAATAGAATATTTGGTAGTAGCAGGTGGAGGTGGTGGTGGAGAAAACGATAGAGGTGGTGGCGGCGGAGCTGGTGGATTACTTTCTGGTTCATTTCCTATATCAACTCAAACTTATGTAATTAAAGTTGGTGCTGGCGGCGCTAGAGGAGTAAATGGTTCTACATCATCAATTGATATAAATTATACATCAATTGGTGGAGGTGCAGGCGCATCTTATACTGGTACACCTAAAGCAGCAGGTAATGGAGGTAGCGGTGGCGGTGCATCTGATAGTACAGGTTCTGCACTTATGACAACACCAGGTACTGGTTCGTATGGACCTCCTATTCAAGGTTATCCTGGTGGTAATGGATATTATTATAATGGTGGAGTTCCTTTTTGTTATAATGGAGGAGGTGGAGGTGGGGCATCTCAAACAGGTTCAAATGCTGTATATTCAGGTTCAGCTGGAGGACTTGGTGGTAATGGATTAGCTTCTACTATTACAGGAACTTTAAAATACTACGCTGGTGGCGGGGGTGGTAATAGAGCATACCAAACTGGAACTAATACTGCTGCTAGTGGAGGACTTGGCGGAGGTGGTAATGGTGGATATGGAAGTTTTGCAAATACAGGAACTGACCCAACATCTGGCTCTATAAACACTGGTGGTGGAGGTGGTGGAGCAGCATGGGGTGCAGATGAATTTGGAGCAGCAGGTGGTAGTGGTATAGTAGTATTAAGATATTCAGGATCAGTATCTGCAACAGGTGGCCAAATTACAACCGATGGTGGATTTACTGTTCATACATTTACAGCATCTGGAAACTTTGCATTCACATCATCATTATTATAAAAAAATGAATATAAAAATATATAACATTGTTAAAATTAAAAATTAAAAACATATGAGTAATTTAACTAATCAAAAAGGATATGTAACAAATCCAGCATTCTCAGGTGGTGAGATTGTAGTTCCATCAACTGGTTCTCAATTCGCACAAACAAATAAAGGATATGGTGGATTATATGTTGGTACTCAAGGAACATTAGTATTAAAGACAGTAGATGGTTCAATACTTACATTGGTATCTGCTAGTGGATTTATTAACGGATTAGTTGCAGCAGTAAGTGCATCATCAACAGCTACTAACATTGTTGGGTTTGACCCAATTCCAGTATCTGTATATGTACCTACAACAACTACAACAACTGCAGCACCTACTACAACTACAACAACTGCAGCGCCTTAAAATCAATACAAACAAACAAACTGTTGTTAAAACAATTAAATAAACAATAATATGAACGCAAAAGAAGTATTAAATAAAATTGCAACCGCTCTTTCATTAATTAAAGAGGAAGTTGCTTTTACAGCTGCACAAACAGCTGACGGTACAATATTAGAATCTCCTACATTTGATTTAGGTGAAACTGTTGATGTTGTTTCTGAAGATGGTACAAAAACTCCAGCACCTAATGGTGAACATGAGGTTGTACTTAAAGATTCTGAGGGAAACGATGTTAGAATTAGAGTACAAACACAAGATGGTAAGATTGTTGAAAGAAGCAATGTAGAGGAGGAAACTCCAGCAAAAGATGAGGCTGTTGATATGGCTTCTTTAGCTGGTGATGATATCGCTTCTCCAGTTACGCCTGATGCAACATCTCAAACACCACAAGAAATTCCACAAACTATGGAGGCTCTATCAGCTAGAATTGATGAGTTAGAAAAGAAATTTATGGATATGGTTTCTGAAAAAGAAACAACTGAACCTAAGAAAGCTGAACAAGTAGAAGTAGGTGAAAACTCATCACAAATGTCAGCTGTTAATATGGCTTCAGTAGATGATGAGGAGGAATTACCAAAATTAGATGGCGCACCAGTAGATGATGAGCCAAAACCATTAAACAAATTCGGCAAGAAAATTAGTACTCCACAGTCTACTTTCCTAGCTAAACTTTATAATAAATAAAAAAAAATCATTAACAATGAGAAAACAACAAAATTTTTTACAACCAATCGTAAGTTCTACTTACGCTGGTGAATTCGCAGGCAAATATATTGCTGCTGCGTTGTTATCTGCAAAAACATTGGACAACAAGAACATTACTATCATGCCAAACGTGAAGTATAAGCAAGTTATCCAAAAAGTAGCAGTTGACAGCATCGTAAATGATGCATCTTGTGATTTCGTAACATCTGGTACAGTAGCTCTTTCTGAGAGAATCATTGAACCAAAAGAATTACAAGTAAACTTACAATTATGTAAGCAACAATTCCTTGATAGCTGGGAAGCTTTACAATTAGGCTATTCTGCATTTGACGAAATTCCAAAAGACTTTAGCGATTGGCTTATCAGCTACGTTGGAGGCACTGTTGCACAAGCAACTGAAATTTCTATCTGGCAAGGTACAGCAGCAACTAATGGCGAATTCGCAGGTTTCTTACCAGCGTTATCAGCATCAGCAGCTGCAGGTGGAGCAGGAGCAGTAGTTAAATCATCTGCATCTGGTTCAATCACATCAGCAAACGTATTAGCTAAATTACAAAATTTAGTTGAGGCTATCCCTAACACAGTTTATGGTAAAGAAGATTTAGTTATCTATGTACCAACAAACGTAACTAAGGCTTACCAACAAGCTTTAGCAGGTGGAGCGCAAGGCGCAAACGGCTTCAACAATTTAATGAATGTTGGGGAGAAACCATTAAACTTCAATGGTATTGAATTAGTATGGTGTCCTGGTATGACTGACTCTTACTTAGTAGCAGCACAAAAATCTAACATGTACTTTGGTACTGGTTTGATGAGTGACTACAATGAGGTTAGAGTATTAGATATGGCTAACATTGATGGTTCGCAAAACTTCAGAATTATAATGAGATATACAGCTGCAACTCAGTTTGGTATCGGTTCTGATATTGCTATCCATATACCATCTTAATATATTGAGTAAGTAATAGGGAGATTAAAGTTAAAACTATATCTCCCTTTACTCAAAAACAAAATTAACAAAATAAAAATTCAAAAACATGGCTTGTAATTTAACTCAAGGAAGACAAGAGGTTTGTAAAGAGAGTATCGGTGGTTTGTCTGGTGTGTATTTTATTAACTACACAACAGGTTCATTCACAACTGATGCATCTGGATACGTAACCGCT